GCCCTCTGATCCCCTAGAGTCTTTAGAAAGGAATGGGAATGGCACTTACAACAGTTTCAGAACTCCGCAGCACTCTCGGAGTCGGTACCTTGTATACTGATGCCGTCCTTCAAGAAGTATGCGATGCCTCTGATGCAGTCCTTCTTCCAATGCTATGGAACAACTACACATTTAATGTGGCACACAGCAACACAACAACAGAGGGCACACTATATTTTAATGAATCTATAAAAGATGTTTTTTATGTAGGTCAAACAGTAACTATTACTGGTAATGGCGCACAACATAACGGATCTAAAGCAATTACTGGTATGAGCGATACATCTATCACTTATGCGGTGACAGGATCCCCAACAGCACAGCCTCGACATACAGTTACACCTTTTGGACAAGTTGCAGCCGTGGCAACAGTTGATTACACGACTGACACAGCAATTCAGAACGCAGCTTTAATGATATCTGTTGAAATCTGGCAAGCGCGTACAGCCACCCTTTCAGGCAGTAACGCTGTCGATTTCCAGCCAAGCCCTTACCGAATGAGCGCACAGCTCCTCGCTAAGGTGCGAGGATTGATCGCACACGCGCTAAACCCTCGCTCAATGGTGGGCTAATGCCGCCAGTAGCGATAACAACACTCCGCACTACTTTAGCCACCGCGCTAGTAGATAACACTAAATATCAAGTCTTTGCTTTTCCGCCTGCCACAGTTCTTGCTAACTCTGTGATCGTATCTCCGGACGATCCTTACCTAACACCTAGCAATAACCAGCACATTACTATCAGCCCAATGGCTAACTTTAAGATTATTATGACTGTGCCACTCTTTGACAATGAGGCAAACCTTAACGGCATTGAAGATACTGTCTGTGGCGTGTTCGCTAAGCTTGCAGCATCATCTTTGGTCTATAATGTAAGCGCAATCAGCGCACCAAGTATTCTCAACGCTGCATCGGGTGACCTACTCAGCTGTGAGATGTCCGTATCAATCCTTACGAGTTGGAGTTAATTATGTCCGATTGGGAAAAAGAGAACGAGGCCTTTCTGATCAAGATCGGACAGGTTGCACCATCAACACCTAAGCCAGTAACCAAGAAAGAAGAGGAATAATCTCATGGCTGTATTTCTAAATAACAATGTGGGCGTGAAGATTAACTCTGTTGATCTTTCAGACCATGTAACGGCAGTAACAATTAACCGCGTATTCGATGAACTCGAAGTAACTGCAATGGGTGACTCAGCACACAAGTTCGTAAAGGGCTTAGAATCATCAACAGTAACAATCGATTTTCTAAATGACACAGCAGCAACAAATGTTCTAGCAACACTACAAGCTGCATGGGGAACAACTGTCACAGCAGTATTCCTACAGACAAAGGGAACAGCAGTCTCAGCGACTAACCCTCTTTACACTGTTTCATTGCTAGTCAATAACACAACGGACATCAATGGTGCTGTTGGTGACATTGGCACACAGTCAATCACATTTACTGCTAACTCAACAGTTGCAGTAGCAACTTCAGGCACATTCTAAAAAACTAAACAAAGGGGCAAACCATGGCAAAACTAAAGATAGTTCGTACAGATGGAAGCGTGCTAGAAGGCGAGATCACTCCAGCAGTGGAGTACGCATTTGAGCAATACGCTAAAAAGGGTTTTCACAAGGCTTTCCGCGATGAGGAAAAGCAGTCGGATGTCTATTGGTTAGCATGGGAAGTCACTCGCAGGTCAGGTGAAACTGTTAAGCCTTTTGGTATGGATTTCATTGAGACACTAAAAAGTGTCGAGGTGCTTGATTCAGACCCTTTAGCTTAAAGCGCGATCTTCCATTCACCTACTTAATTGCCAGGCTAAGCATTAGGTTGGGAATCGCGCCACAGCACTTGTTAGAACTAGATAAGACCATGCTTGATGCACTTGTGCAAGGTCTCAAAGATGAAGCAAAGGAGTCAGACGATGCGAGTAAAAGTAGAAGGCGTTAAGCAAACTCGCAAAGCTATTCGTCAATTTGCTCCAGATCTTAACAAAGAATTAAATAATGAACTTAGAATTGCCTTAGCTCCTATTGCTAAGAAGGCTAAGGGTTTTGTGCCTTCTGATTCTCCTATGTCTGGTTGGGTTGGTCGTTCATTTTCAGAAGCTAAGTTTCCTATGTTCAATGCTAGAACTATTCGCTCTGGCATTGGCTTTACTACTAAGCAGGGCAGAACTACTAGATCAGGCTTTACTTCTAACGCCACTATTTACAATAAGTCTGTTGCAGGAGCAATCTATGAAACAGCAGGCCGAGCCAATAATGGAGAAGGCCAACCTTGGGTAGGCCCTAAAGCAGGTGGAGTTTCTAAAAAGGTCAGTCGTTCTGTCAATCCTAATGCAGGTACAAAGTTTATTGAAAATCTTGGCCCATTGACTAGCAGCTTAAAGGGTCGTGGCCGCTTAATCCTCAAAGCGTGGGCACAAGATCAAGGTAAGGCTTATGGCGCAGCGATTAAAGCCATTGACAAAGCAGAGCGCAAGTTTTATGACAGATCTAAAACTTCTACATTTAGTAAGGCTGCCTAATGGCTATAGATATTAACATTGGCTCGAAACTTGACGGCAAAGGTTTTAAGCAAGCTGACACGGCAATTACAAAGTTAAACAAAGGCACAAAAAACCTTGCTCGCAACTTCGGTCTAGCACTAGGCACTGCTGCCATTCTTTCATTTGGCAAAGCATCTGTTAAGGCTTTTGCAGAAGATGACAAAGCAGCAACGGCATTAGGTACAACTCTTAAAAACCTCAACCTTGCTTATGGCTCAAACATTGGCACAGTTAATGGTTTTATCTCACGCTTAGAATTACAAACAGGCGTTTTAGATGATGAGCTTCGTCCAGCAATGGATCGTTTGCTTCGTGCCACCGGTGATGTAACAAAGTCACAGGAATTGCTAGGACTTGCATTAGATATTGCAGCAGGCACAGGTAAGTCTCTTACTCAGGTTTCACAAAGTCTACAAAAGGCATACCTTGGACAGAATCAAGCACTTGGTCGTTTAGGTGTAGGACTGTCAAAGGCTGAATTAACATCATCATCATTTGAGGAAATCCAGCAACGCTTATCTGTATTGTTTGCAGGTCAAGCAACAGCAGCTGCTGACACTTATGCTGGTTCATTAAACAGACTAGCCGTTGCTGGCAATAACGCCAAGGAAACTATCGGTAAGGGTCTTGTCGATGCATTGACAGTTGCATCCAATTCAACTTCAACAGATGATTTAATCAAGAAGATAGATGCAGCTTCTGATTCCATTGCTAACTTCTTACGCGAAACAGGCAAGTTTATTGCCATTACTAAATCTATATTTAAGTTTGAGTTGTTTGCTACAGACCCTACTGCCTTCAAGGGCATGGGTAACATCTCAACAAGCAAGTCCTCACAGGATACACAGAAGGCAGATGCCGCTGCTAAAAAGGCAGCAGCAGCTCAGATTAAAGCCACAAACACTTTGACCAAATCCACAAAAGAAAACTTAAAACTTACAAAGGCCAAGGCTATATTTGACCTACAGAAGATCCAGATTGAAGCAGCTCTCAAGGGCAAGATCTCAGAAGAAGAACGCATCCGCTTAAAGTTAATGCAAGCTATTGAAGATGAGAACATTAGCCAGATCGAAAAATATACAAAGATGCTGGATGAGGCACAGAAGAACACAGAGAAGTTAGTCAGCACTCTGCAAAGCATTAAGCCTCTGGATGATGTGTTCAAGAACTGGAACTTTATGTCAGTCAAGGAGCAGTTAGCATCTTTGCAATCATACTTTAATGGTTTTGCTGGATCTGCTGCTTCTGCTTTCAATGCCCTTAATCAACAGCAGCAAGCCGCACTTGGAGGCTACAAGCCTTTTGTCGGAGCTTCTATTCCATCCGTCTCAGCGATTAATCCATCCATGCCTTCGACAGTTGGATTAGGTACAAGCGGTACAGGTAATCAATTGCCAGCAGGCGTCACAATCAATGTCAATACTGGCATCGGTGATCCAAACGCCATTGCAGAGGCTATTGAAAATGTATTGGTTGAGGCTAACTACCGAGGCACACTCAGAGGACTTATCGCGGTATGACATGGCTTCCAGAGTGGCGAGTGACAGTAGGTGATGATGTCTATACGACTGTTACCTCTGTCTCTTTTGCATCTGGTCGTTTAGATATTGATCGACAAGCCACAGCAGGTTACTGCCAAGTAGAGATCATCAACACTACCAATGCCGCCTTTACGATCAATGTTACTGAGCCAATTACTTTAGAACTTAAAAATGGCAGTGGCACTTATGTCACAGTATTTGGTGGCGAAGTATCAGACTTTAATGTGGGAGTCAGAAGCCCAGATGAGACTGGCTACATTACTACTGGCACAATTCTTGGCATTGGCTCATTGGCTAAACTGACAAAGGTCGTCTATAACACAGCACTTGCAGAAGGTTTAGATGGCGCACAGATAAGTGCGATCCTTGGCGCAGCTCTTAACCTGTCTTGGGCAGAAGTAACCCCAACAGACACATGGGATACCTATCCAGCAACTGTCACATGGAATGATGCCGAGACTTACATAGGCACCATTGACTCAGGTTTCTACACAATGGTGGCTTTAGCAGCTAGTGCCACTGCTAAGTCTCAGACCCTTGCAGATCAGATTGCTAGTAGCGCATTGGGCCAACTCAGCGAAGGCAAGAATGGTGATGTGAATTATGACGATGCAGACCACAGATCTAACACTCTCGCAGCAAATGGCTATACTTTCCTCGATGGCGCGTATGCATCGCCACGATCTATCACTTCAACAACTCAGACTGCTCGCATCCGTAACAGCCTCATCTATCGCTACGCCACAGGATACGGCAGCACCTACAGTACCTCTGACGCAGACTCTATAGCCACCTACGGCCTCTTTGAGCGTTCATTTGACTCTAACATTAAGAACCTTGCAGACATTACGGATATTGCCAATAGAGAGCTTAATTTAAGGCGTGTGCCTAAAGGCTCACTTGGGGCAATCACCTTCCGTCTAGATAATCCAGACATGACCACGGCAATGCTTGACAGCCTAGTGGGAGTTTATTTTGGTCAGCCTGTGCTTATCAGTAATCTGCCAAGCAATCTTCTTGGTGGCACTTTTGAGGGCTTTGTGGAGAATGTAGCTTTAAGAGCAACTCCAAGTTATGTCGAAATGACCCTTTATATATCCGCTACAGAGTTCTCA